CCTGGTTTTTGTAAAATACCATTTAAGCTAACAAGCATATGATTAGCTGACTCTGGTGCGACATTAGTACCCCCTACTTGTAGGGTGTACGCTGCCTGTCCGTTTACGACTGATATCGCATCACAGACTTGAAAGTTTCCCACAGTGGGTGTTCGACCTATATAGGGCATGTTCCTCCTTAATTAATTCCGTATAAAGTTATTGTTCCTGAATCTATATTTCCACTATTCATTTTAAATTGAACAGCATCAATAGCTGCAGTAACATTGCAATAACCAGCAGTATAATTATCAACAACTCCTGGTGCATTGTATGTATAATGATGTGAGTATTGTGCAATATAATGTTTAACAAAAGTTGTAGATGAGGGATTAAATAAATGTAAATAACCTACACCGCAACTATCATTATCTTGTGAAGATTGTAGTTGTCCAAGAGATTGAAAAGATGTACTTTGGGCTAAATCTCTTGTCGTTTGATAACCAACACCTGCACCACTAGCACTTTCAAAATGGTATGCTCTAAAATTTGTAGATGTTTTCGTGGCATCATAATCACTTCCACCATCTCTAAAACCAACTTGTAATTCTGCGTCATCAGTTGCACCATGAATATTTACAATATAAAAAATATATTCTTTATAAGTATTATCTAAAACAACATCACTAGATCCATCAACAAATGATAGCGTAGAACTAGAGCTAGCAGTAAGTTTTTTAATAAATGTTATAGCTCCACCAGCAGATCCTGTCTCAAAACCATTTGCACTAGAATTAAATTTTATTGCTTGATTAGCAACTGGTGTTACATTTATACTACTAAATTTTAATTTATTAAGTGCCATTAACTATCCTTTATTCCATATAGTTTTACTGTTGCAGAATCTACATTACCAGAACTATAAGTCCATTTAACACCATTTACTGCACTTGTCGTGTTTGCATAACCTGACACATAAACATTTTGTGAATAATCTGATTGATGTGCATATTGACTTCTACTAATAAAATGTTTTACAAAAGTAGTTGAAGATGGATTAAAAAGAAAAAATTCCATGCAACCACCTTGATCATTATCATTTCCTACATTTGACATAAAATTTGCACCACCTGTTTGGTTTGCTGCATCTGAGCCTGTAAAATAATCAAGTGTTGTAGCAGAATCAGCTTCATCATGATATGCAACAAAATAAGTTGTTTGAGTTGCAATACTATACCCACTGCCACTATTTGTTGAAAAATATATTTGTAAATTAACATTATCTGTCACTGGATGAATATTTATAAATTTAAATAAATAAATTGGATAGGTATTATCTAAAACAACATCCGAACTTCCATGAACAAATTCAACCCCACTAGCATTACTAGCAGTTACTGTCTTAATTAATGTCATGGCTCCTGGATTAATTGTAGAAAATCCATTAGCACTAGCATTAAATCCAAGACCTGTACTAGCTGCAGTTGTTACATCAAAACTATTAAAATTAAATTTAGATAATGCCATTATGTAACCCCATACATTTTAAAAGTTCCTGAATCAATATTTCCACTATCCATTTTAAAACGAACTCCATCGATTGCGGCAGTAACATTGCAATAACCAGCTACATACCAATTTGCAGAAAATTCATTGTATCTTGAACCTTGAAAATTAGATATAAAGTGTTTTACAAATGTTGTACTGCTTGGATTAAATAAATGTAAATATCCAGAACAAGATTGATCTGCATCATTACCTAATCCCTCTATTAAATATTGATCTCCTGTACCATTTGCTAAATCATAACCAGTTACATAATCAAGTTGTGTTGTACTATCGCTTTCGTTATGACCACTTCTAAATGATGTTGTAGTTTTTGTAGCATCAAAGTCACTACCACCATCTCTAAAATTAACCATTAGACTTTTATTGTCAGTAGCTGGGTGAGAATTGATAATTTTAAAAATATATTCTTTGTATGTTGAATCTATGTTTGAAGTAAAATCTATTGTAGCTGAACTTGATGCTGTAATTGTAGACAATAACACCAAAGCACCCCCAACATCCCCTGCCTCTAAGCCATCATTACTAGAGTTAAATTTTAAAACCTTACTTGCGGTAGGTGTTACATTTAAACTGTTAAAATTGACCTTAGAGATTGCCATGGGTTAACTCTTAGGGTTGTCATCTTTAATCTTTTTAATTCTTGCTTTCCATGCATCTATATCTTTATAGATTTCATCTAACTGATCACCTATGTCTCCATAAGCAACTCTTCTTGTACTTCTTACTGTATTGTTAGATTCTTCAGTATCTGCTGCTGATTCTTGTGCTGATAATTGTGCATCACTAGGTTGTGCAATATCTAAATTCCACTCTTTAATGTATGGACCTTTACCATCACTATCATCTTGCAATATAACATCTTTTGAAAAATCTACATCAGCAACACTATTAGCTGCTGCGTACATTTTGATTTTAGTTGATAGATTTGCCATATTGTCCTCCTTAATTTTATTTTAAATTCCTGTTAATTTGAATGCTCCAAATCTATTTTGATTTGCTGCAGCTGTGCTATTAGTACCATTTCCAACTGTATTTATTTTCGCATAAAGTTCTATGTAATCTGAACTTCCATTAAAATCTATTACTGCTGATAAATTAATTGATGGTGAATTTTGATAACCTAAATTATATAAACTTTGCCTTACTAAAGTTGCAACAGCACTTCCATTTTTATAAAATTGTAATCCTAACTCTTTTGCATCATCATTTCCACCTGCGGCAACTATTATTACCTGACCATAACAAAAATATTTTCCTGCTACTTGTGGTGTAAATCTATAGTTGCTTGAATTGTCATAAGCACTATCTGTATCATAAAGTTCAGTATTTAAAACTAATTTAGTATAAGTATTGTCTCCCATACTCCCCTGATCTGCTGAATTAGTTGCTTGAAAAGCTGGGGTGTTTTGAAAAAATTGTGCATCAATTCTTTTTAAAGTTCCAGCATCACTTATTAAAAATTCATCAGTCGTTGCAGCAGAAGATGTTAGTGCATCTTTACCAGATATTAAATCGTTACCAACCATGGCAGCTGTGATGCTATTAGTTGCAGGCGTTACAGTTTGTAATGCTCTACCTAAAAATACACAGTACATGGTATCTGTAGAAGCTGTAGCCGCAGATAATGTCAACGCTGTACCTGTAGCAGTATATGCTTTACCAGATCCAGGCTGTTGCCTAACGTTATTAATAAATAACGCTATCTCATTTTCATTTGTTACTGCATGATCTAGAGTATAGGAGGTAGTTGCACTCGTAGAAAACTCTTGAGTAGCAAATGAAGTAAACGATTCTGCTGGTTGATTCCCAATATATGGCATCTTATGTGATCTCCATTATTGACAATGTTCCTGATAATTTATCTGCAACTGAGCAATCAATTCTAATTGCATCACCTGTTTCTAATATAACCTTACCACCAGATAAAATTTCAAGTGAACTTCCAGTTGGTATGCTAACATCTTTGACTAAAAAAGATGTACCATTCTGTGCTGCTCTACCACCTCCAGATGTAGTACTAACTAATTCTACTTCTGCAGTTACAGCAGTAGTATTTATATTAGCTAACACCAATCCTATTACAACTGTTGTTGTACTTCCTGGTGTTGTATACACTGTATATGGCGTTCCAGCTGAATTAGGTTCTGCTGCAAAGGTTACTACCTTAAACGTATTTGCCATTTATTTCCTCCTATTTACTATATACTATTATATCGTTATTTTTTTAAAAGTCAATGATTATTATCCAAGAGCAATAGCTAAAGCTGTTGGGTCATCTGTTGTAAATCCCTGTGCTGTCATTAATGTAACAACTCTAGATAATGCAGCTTTTCTATTAGTACCTCCAGCACCATCATCAACTACGATTAAATCTGATGTAGTTAAATCTGCACCAATATCTGTACCACCATCTATATCAATAGCTGCTAATGGTAAAGTTCCGCTATCACCAGTTCCAACTAGTGTACCAGCTGTCGCAGGTAATGTTAAAGTTATATCTGATGTAGATGCTGGACCAATTAGTGTAACTTTATTTGTACCATTATCACTATCTTCAAAAAATTCTAAAAATCCTGCACTAGTAGATCCATTCTTTAATTGAGCACCAGCATTGATTACAGGTGTAGTTAAAGTTTTATTTTCTAAAGTATCTGTTGATACTAAAGATACTAAAGTTGAATTAGATCCAGCAGGTAATAACATTTCATTTGTTACACTAGCTGAGTGGGGTTGTGCTTTTAGTATCTGCCCATGGGAATTAGATTCACAATTGAATTGTATAGCACCTGAGTTTGTGTTACCTTTAACAGTTACATGACCTGTACCATTTGGTGCTAATTCTAAATCTGCATTTGAAGTAGTTACAATATCTTGACCATTCATATCAAGATTACCACCTAATTGTGGAGTAGTATCTTCAACTACATTTGATATTTCAGAACCTGTAGCTATTCCTGCTGTTAATGTAGATCTTGTAATTTTTTTAAGCCCACCACCTGAAGTATCTACTGCTAATAATACATCATCACTAGCAACTGTAGATATTTCTGATAGTGATCCTACTGCTATAGAATTAAAATTTGTACCATCTGCAATTAATAAATTACCTGCAGTATTTGTACCCATTGTAATATCATCACCAGATACTGTAAGATCACCATCTACAATTAAATTACCAGAACTATCTAATTTTAATCCACTACCAGATCCAACAGTTCCACCAGACTTAACTACTAAATTATCTGAATCTGAATCATCTACTGCAATATGAAATTTATCTGCCCCTTGTGTATCTAATATAATTGTAGGATCACCTGATGCTACATCTATTTCTATATTACCCGTAAATGTATTACCTGATAATCCAGCAAATAAACTTGTTATATTAGTTCCACCAACAGTTATTGCATCAGCTTCTACTGTCCCATCAAAAAATGCATTCTTAAATTCTAATGAAGAAGTTCCTAAATCTATATCATCATCAGTTACAGGTACAATAGCACCATCTTGTATTTTTACTTGTTCTACTGAATTATTACTTACATTAACAGAAAATTCTAGATGATTATTAGAATCATCTATAGCTATTTTATTATAACTATTAGCATCTCTAAGAGATTTAATAGGTCCACCTTCTCCTGCTGTTCCATCATGAGTATGACCAGTAGTAGCATTAAATGCAGCTAATACTTGGTTAAACTCATCATTAGAGTGAGCAGCTAAGATAGTATCTCCTGTTGTAAATGTGGATTGCCTTGCTGAATATCCTGCCATTATCTTCTTCCTCCTGGGGTAAATTCTAATTGAAATCCTTTAATTGAAAATGAATCTGCACTATTTTGATCATCTATTTGTAGTGCTACTGCAAATCCAGATCCTTCGACTGTTTGTCTAACTAATGGAACACCTGATGCATTATACAATGCATTACCATATGAAGCTGCTCCATATTGCCCAGCACCACCAACACTAGGTAGTGCAATTTTAGCTGGTTGAGGACTATTTTGATCGTCATAATTATATCTTAATGCCAAATTTGCATCAATACTTGTCCCTTCACCTTGATAGTTTAAATTAACTCTTTGCATATTTTTTCTAATACCTGGATCTCCCATTACCATATCAGGTGATCTATACACAGCTTGTATTGTATTATTATTAGATCCTTCTGCAAATGTATTACCTATTTCCATTTTATATAAAAATCCATCAAAACCACCAAATACTTGCGTCTCAACTCCATTTATAAAATCAGAATCTGTGCATGCTGGTTTCATTCCAACTATATCAGCATATTCAAATCCTATTTGACCAGTATTTGCATTTGATTTTAAAACACCTATAATACCTTTAGATGCACCTTGTGCAGCAGCTGTAACTGGATAAAATAATCTATACTGAGATTTAGATCTTATAACTATAGAAGATATTCTATCCAATCCCACTTCATCAATTCTAGTTTGTATTTGTCTAGATATAGATCCAAGTTCAACGTCACCAATTCTAGCTGTACCAGCAATAGTTCTTAATCCATCTGGTGCTAAAAATATAACATCTCCACCAATCTCTTGTATACTACCACCATCTCTACACCCAATATTTCTAGTAACTTCTTGAACTGCAAACGTTGATTTAGATGTACCAGTTAATTTATATATTCTATCTTCACAAAATATAATTAATTCATTTCTAAATACTTTTAATCCTACAACTGTGGAGTCAACTCTAAATGATCCTGCACCACTACCTGATGTAAAATTATCCTCTTCAAATGGTACGCTAAATATAACTTCTTCTGGGTTAGTTGCCCCAGCATAAAACATATGGTTTTGAAATGCTTTTACAAATTTAGGATTGCTTGGGGCTGTACCACCACCTGTTGCATTTACTACATCAACTGCAAAACTAGAATTAATTATTTGTGCAGCTGAATGTCCAGTAGCAATTACTATTTTATTAGTACCACTAAAATTAAATTTTTCAAAATCATATGCTCTAGTAGATGTACCTAAACCACTAGTTAAAGTTGTATAACCTCCAGTCGTATCAACTCTATGTATATCACCACCTCTACCAACTATTATTTGATTATTAAAAACTATAGAACAATCAACATTAAATGATGCATTACTAGATCCTTGTGGTATTATTGTAGTATTATATAACGATGATCCACTGACACGTCTATAACCACCTTTTATATCGGGTTCAAAATTTTGCAATATGAGAGCTTCTCCAGGTTGCATTGAAAACACATCTTTATTAAGTGTTAACCCACCTGCACAACTCACTACAAAAGGTGATATAAGGTCAGTTGCTGGCATTTATTAATCTTTTGGTATTCTTCCGCCAGTTTCTTCCATCATTCTTTCAAACATTTTTCTTAATTCAAAAATACTTTCATCTGGAAAAACTTCTTTGACGTTGTCATCTCTTATAGCTTTTTTATATCTTTCATATTTAAAATCTGATATATTACTTCCTGGTTCATATCTAGCCATTAATTTTTCATTAGCTTTTTTTTCACCATCCATGTTATCAGTAATTTTCATACCATTTTTCTTTTCTTCTCTATCTTTTTTAATAGCCATTAGTTTACTCTACCTCCTATATTTGTAGCAATGCTTTCTGAAATTGAATCACTACGCATATAATCATTTTTAGTAGCGTAGTCTACTTTTAATAATTTTAATTTTCTTTGAAAATCTCTATCTGCTAATTGTGCATGTTGTGGATCTGATCTTAGCATATATGTATAGTATTTTGCTCTATCCACAATTAATGTTCTAAATCTATCTGGTAAAGCCATATTATCACCATGTGCAGATAAATCTGTATGTGTTTGGTAATAATTATAACTTACACTGTATTCATTTGTATTAGGTCTTGGGCTAACACCAAATGAAGTATAATTTGGTAATATATATACTCTTAACGGTGCTGAGTAATTACCTTTACTATTAGTATCATCTGTTGGCTTATAAGCCTGTAAATAATTATCATATGATATAAAAGCTAATTTTCTAGTAGCTATATCACTTCTAGATATTCTTACATAATCAACATCTAATTGAACACCATCTGCTTCTACATAAATAAAAGAAGTTTGTGCTGTAGCTGTAAAAGTTGTTTGTAATATAGCACCTTCTCTAAAATTAGTTACAGCTTGTGTAGTATTTAAATTTTGTGTTCCGCCTGCTGAAGTTCCAACTCTAACAATTAATGCACTTGTTGAACTATTTGGACTTAATACTCTAATTTGTAATTTATAAGTTTTATTTACTGTAGTGCTAATAGCTTGATATGCTGCTGCATCATTTAAATTTAATCTACCATTACCACTAGTTGTGTGTGATGGTGATCCATCACCAGTTGTCCAATTAGTTATATTAGATGTAAACTCACCATTAACAACTAATTCTTTTGGACCCATAGAAAATGAATCCATATCTACTTTTCTTAAATCATTTGGTAAATCGTATTCATTATCTCCTACAAATAAATCTTGTGTAGTTCTAGCATATAGTAATGGTATTTCTCCAGTTTCATTATAAATATCATGTATACCTTTATTTATAAAATCTTTAACTGCAGTTTGTATACCTCTACTAGAAGAAAATGTACCAGATGTCAATTCTGTTTCATTTAATTCTCTAAGTACGCTATTTGTCAGTGTTAGGTAAGTTGTTGCCATTCTGTAGTAACTCTAATATTTTATCAAGTTTTTTTTCTTGATTGTTAATTCTGTTTTCTAAATTATTAACCCTTATATCATTATTATTTCCTAATGGTATAACCCTTTGTCCCGTGCTTGCATCAGTTTTTTTTCTTAAATCATAAGTTGTCATGTATATATCCTAAATGTTATAAGGGGTATTAATTAAGGGGGATAGTTATACCCCCCTTAAATTTATTTATCTATTAGTTGTGATCTGTTTCATCAACACCTGATACATCACAAAGAACAGCAAAAACACGGATTTTACCCACGCTTGATGCTGCACCTGCGATTAATGCATCTAGTGTATCAGCACTAGCAACAATTTGTCTTGCTGTTGCTGTAAGTGTACTGAAACCAGTAGCATTAGTGTCGCCATCAACATATCTGTCTGGATCAGCTCCTGTTACACCTAAATCAATAGTTGCAGAGCTTGATAATGCAGTGATTACCTCAACTCCAGCTTCCATAATTAAAGTTTCAGCAGGAATGTCCAATGCTTGTACAATGTCACCATCAGCTGTACCAGAATTACTGTTAATTGCTGAGATGTCAATTGTATTTTCAACTAAATAAGGTGTTCTACCATTAGCAGGATGCCCAGTAGAACCACCTTTGCCCGTTCTGTCATAAGTAGCCATATCTATCTATTATCCTCCTAAGTATTAACCTATTGTGATTACGCCAGATCTTACTGCTTCGTCTCTTAGGATTTTTCTTCCATAGACGTGTAAGCCTCTGACTACATCTGCGAATGAATCAGGGTCTCTGATTAATT